TGTCAGCCAGCAAGATACCCAAGTCGTCGATGTCGTCGGCGGTGATCGCCTGAATGATTGCTTTTGCCATAATGATCTCCAAAGGCACACCAGCATCCGGCTGGATCGGAGTGTTAATCACACTGCACTACACCCTGTCACGGTGCAGCACGCTGGGATTAAGAGTTGAGCCACTCTTCAAAAGATTTGATTGGCCAGCCGAGCGACTCGGCACAGGCCACGTAAATTTGATAACGCGATTGCAAAGATTCCATAATTACCTCCAAACAGAATAAGGTTCGCCACCGCTGAGCGCAATGTCGTACGGTGAAAAGACTGGGATAAACCGACGAGCGTTGACGGTCAGGTTGACCGCGTTGTCGTAGAAGTCTTCGCGCAAAGTGTCGAAGCGTTTGCCGCCTACTTCAACCAGCGGCATGTCCAACTTGAGAAGCTGGACAACGATAGGTTCGTTGCGATATTTCATAGTAATTTCCTTTATGCGGGAGCCATCATTCGTTGACCTTCCCGCATGAACACGCGGTAGGCAACGGCTTGTCTGTTGTCCAACTCGTCGTTGGCCAGCATCTCACCCATCTCCATGAGCATTTCAAGGAAGGGCAAACCGTAATCGGCGCGCATGGCGTCGATGATTTCAATTGCAGTGGCGATGTTCATAGTGATCTCCTGTTAAACCTGAGCAGCAACATAAGCGTCGCTGTATTGAATTTCAAAGCCAAGGGCCTTGATGTCAGCAACCTGCTGAGCGTTGAAAGTCTTGGCGCCAATCAACTTGGCAAGCCTCAACGCAGTGGCGTTGTTTGGATCAGGGTAGATCTTGGGAACACCGTAAACAATTTTGATGGTCAGAAAAACAACTGGCATATCAATCTCCAAAAAGTTAGACCAAATCAAGGTCCTTGATGTCTTGGCCTGAAGCCAAACGACCGTTAGCAGCAATGCTGTACTCAATCTGAGCAAGCGTTGGCTTGTAGCAGTCACCGTAGTCTGTCCACTGGCCACTCATACGCTTGCCTTCGAACCAAACAACGTAAATGTTGAAGCCTCGAATTGCAGCTACGGTGTAGACCTGAGCGTCAGCGTGTGGGCCGCGCACAATCAATTGACCAAGGTAAAGCTGCTTGAGAGTTAATCTACTTGCCATTTAAAACTCCTAAAAATATCAAGCTGTCACGGCCGCCTGAATACGCCGCCAATGCCAAGCACGCTTGGCATTAGTTGTGGGCGGGGGATTACCAACGTGCCCGATTAAGGACCTTTACGTACCGGTTTAGCTCACCGCCTCAAGACTCTTGCCCTCTTGGACTCTGTCTCACCAGAACATCTCTCGGTCGTCTGGAACGTATCCCCTAGTCGGTTGGGTGGGGAAGCAAACAAAGAACAATCAACCGACAACTCAAATGTAGCACAGTGACAGGCACTGTCAACTACTTTCTTTAATGTTGCGCAAATACAACTAAAATAATTTAAAAGCGTTGTTTTTACGCAACTAAAAATAGTTGAGTTTTGCCACTTGACCTCGAAATCTGGTTGGTTTATTCTCTGCGTGCGCAGGTGCGCCCGCTTAAAGGCGAACAGAACCCAAGAAGAGCCGTCACTTTGCACGGCTTTTTGCACATTTGGAGCCTTCATGGCCAAGACAATTACTATCGAAATGGCCGATGACGGCACGGTCATGGTTTCAAGCAGCGAAGGCGGTGAGCCTTACATGTGCGAGAGCATCGCTGAGTGTCGTCAGTACGTGGACAATATGCTGGCTGAAGAAGCCGGCGAAGGTTCACAGGAACAGTCCATGGAAGGCCCCGAGGAGTACGGCCAGATGTGGAATGAAGAAGCGGCCAGCCGCAAACCCCAACCGGGCCTGATGGCCTAACCTCAAGGAGCTACACATGCAAGACTACTCAAACCCAGAATCACGTAACAAAATGCGCGCAGCAGGCGGCATGACAGGCAACGCGGCCAAGATGCCCGGCGCTGCTATCGGCGGTGGCGGCAACCAGACACAAGGCAAGGGCGAGATCCCCGGCAAAGTGTCCGTACCAATGCCCGGCACGAACGCTACACAGCCAGCCTACAAAAAAGAAGGCGGCGCGGTCAAGGCACCCGTTGGCTTCAACAACGGCATCATCAACGGAATGATCTAATGCCAAGCCCAGCCAAGCCCGGCTTGTACGCCAACATCCAAGCCAAGAGGGCACGCATAGCCTCTGGCTCGGGTGAGCGTATGCGCCAGCCCGGCGACAAGGGCGCACCCAGCAAGGCTGACTTTGACGAGTCGGCCAAGACTGCTAAGGTCGGCCTCATCAAGAGGGCGATGAAGTGAAGAGCCCAGCTTGGCAACGCAAGGAAGGCAAGTCTCCCTCGGGCGGTTTGAACGAGAAGGGCCGCGCTAGCGCAAAGGCTGAGGGGATGAACCTCAAAGCTCCAGTCAAAGCCGGCGACAATCCTCGCCGCGCTTCCTTCTTGGCGCGCATGGGCAATATGCCCGGCCCTGAACGCAAGAACGGTGAGCCAACGCGCTTGCTGCTCAGTCTCAATGCTTGGGGTGCCAGCAGCAAAGCTGACGCCAAGAGCAAGGCCAAAGCGATCAGCGCGCGCAACGAAGGCCTTGTGCGGGGAGCAATGAAAAATGGCAAGTAGACGAAACCCAAGTCGCAACGCCGACTTAGCCGGGGCGCCGCCAAAGCTGGCGACCATGGACGATCTGGCGTTTCCGACATCGGCCAAGACTGGCCGTGCTCACCCAGTGAGCAAGAGCGCCAGCACGAGCAGCGCGCCGCACCGCATCAACCTTCGCGCTGTTGCAGAAGCCTGCATTGAAGAGGGGCTCGATCCGGCCGTTGAGATTGCCAAGGCCTTGAAGGCCACGGTCCCAATGATGCGTGGCGGCCATCAGGTGTTGGACAACGAAGGCAAGGCGGTCATGATCCCGCTGCTTGACGTTGACACGCGCATGCGAACGCTCAATGAGTTTCTGCAATACACGCAACCAAAGCTGAAAAGCATTGAGGTCAAGATGTCCGGCACGCTGGACCTGACCAGTGAGCAGCTGGACAACCGGTTGAACATGCTGCTTGCAAAGGCGGCAAGATGATCCAGCTCGACCGCATCGACCCACCGCTGCTGGACGAGGACGAAAAGCGCGAGCTGTACGAGCTGCTGCGCCTAAAGGACATCAGGGCCAAGCGCAACCGCTTGTTGACCTATGCGCCGTACAAGAAGCAAATCGAATTTCACAATGCTGGCGCTGACTTCCGCGAACGATTGTTCATGGCAGGCAACCAGCTTGGCAAGACGTGGGCCGGGGCCTTCGAGGTCGCGATGCACACGACAGGCCGCTACCCATCATGGTGGAAGGGCAAGCGATACAACTACGCCATTCGGTGCATGGTTGGATCCGAATCAGCCGAGTTGACCCGCAAGGGCATTCAGCGCTTGCTGCTTGGTCCGCCAGAGATGCGCGAGGAGTGGGGCACAGGCGCCATTCCGTTTGACTGTGTGCGCGACACCAGCATGAAGCAGGGCGTGCCCGATGCGGTGTCAAGCATTGTGGTCCGCCACGAATGCGGCGAAGACAGCGTGATCCAATTCAACAGCTACGACCAAGGCCGCACCAAGTGGCAGGCCGACACTGTGGATCTGGTGTGGTTTGACGAAGAGCCACCGCTGCCAATTTATTCTGAGGGCTTGACACGGACCAACGCAACGGCCGGTCAGGTCTTCGTGACCTTCACGCCGTTGCTCGGTATGTCTGAAGTTGTCAAGCGATACCTGTTGGAGAAACCAGCCGGATCGACCGTGACCAACATGACGATCAGCGACGCCGAGCACTACACGCCCGAGCAGGCTGCAGCGATCATTGCCAGCTACCCTGAGCACGAACGCGAAGCACGGGCCAAGGGCATTCCCATTTTGGGATCTGGCCGTGTGTTTCCCGTGGTCGAGGAAGCGATCAAGATTCGGGCCTTCCCGATCCCGCCGCACTGGGCGCGCATTGCGGCGATTGACTTCGGTGTCGATCACCCTACCGCCGTCGTGTGGATGGCTTGGGATCGCGACAGCGATACGCTTTATGTGACCGACTGCTACAGACGCAGCGAACCGGGCATTGCCGGCCACTCAATGGCCGTACGAGCGCGCGGCGAGTGGGTGCCAATGGCTTGGCCCCATGATGGCTTGCAGCGCGACAAGGGCGGTTCTGGTGAACAGCTGGCCAAGCAGTACAAGGACCAAGGCTTGAACATGATGCCCAATCGGGCCACGTTCGAGGACGGCAGCAACGGCGTTGAGGCCGGCTTGTCCGAGATGCTGACCCGCATGCAGACCATGCGCCTGCGCGTGTTTTCGCATTTGGAAGACTGGTTTGAAGAATTCAGGCTATACCACCGCAAAGACGGTATGGTCGTTAAAATCAGCGATGACTTGATGTCGGCAACACGGTACGCCATGATGATGCGGCGCTTTGCCAAGACACAAGAAGAGGCCGAGGGCCGCATGCGTTCTAGCCGCATGGCCCCAACGCTTGAGTTCAACGTATTCGACCCGGTCACCGGGTATTGATTAACCTTAACAGAGGAAACTTTCATGGCTACTATCACAGCAACAATCGATCGCAACTCAGTCCCCGGCGCGGTCCTTGCCTCATGGGCTGACTTGGCTACCAACGACGTGGGCGCGGGCGTTCCTATTGCCTACGCAGCCGACTTGAGCTGCCAAGTGTCAGGCACCTTTGGCGGCGGCACGGTTACGTGGCAAGGCTCCAATGACAATGTCAACTGGCACCCAATGACCCAGCGCGGCGGCACAACGAACATGGCTTACACCGCTGCCGCTTTGCACACCAGCCAAGAGAACCCAGCGTGGGTTCGCCCCGCAGTTACCAGCGGCACAAGCGTTGCGATTGACTGCACTCTGGCCATTCACGCACGCTACGCCAAAGCACCTTACTAAGCTGAGGACTGAACCCCATGCAAATCCAACCACAACAAATCGACGTCGAAGTCGAGTACGAAGATCCAGAAGAGCGGATGCGCAAGAAGGCGGAGAAGCTGCAATCTTTCGGCTCTTCGCTGGGTGGCCAACGCGACGAATGGATTCGTTCGCGCGGCTCTTACGGCGTCGACAAGCGTTGGATTGAGGACGAGGACCAGTACAACGGCAAGGACAACATCGCCAAGGCGGCCAGTCAGATGATGACCAGCGTGGAGCAGGGCTACCCTGTGACCACGCAGATGGCCAAGCCTCACCGCTCGACGGTGTTCATCGGCATGACGCGTCAAAAGACCAATGCTGCCGAGGCCCGCCTTGCAGACATTCTGCTGCCAACCGACGACCGCAACTGGGGCATACAGCCCACACCAAGCCCTGAGTTGATGGGCATGAGCAAAGACAACAAGATGGCCATGGACCCACAGGGCCAGCCAGTCATGGGTGAGGACGGGCAACCAGTCCGCGTTCGTGACGTTGTTAAGGCTGTGCTTGAGATGGCCAACAAGAAGGCCTTGGCCATGCAGACCGAGATCGAAGATCAGCTGGTCGAATGCAACTACAACAGCGAGTTGCGCAAAATGATTCACGACGCCGCCGTGCTTGGCACTGGCGTGGTCAAGGGTCCAATTGTCACCAACCGCACGCGCAAGGCGTGGCAGCCCCTTACAGACAGCATGGGCCAGACGGTCCATCAGATTGAGATCGTGCAAGAGATCAGCCCTGCTTCGTTCCGCGTTGACCCGCGCAACGTCTGGCCAGATCCCGGCTGCGGCGAAAACATTCACAACGGCAAAGGCATCTACGAGCGCGAACAGGTCACGGCCAAACAGATCCGCGACCTTGCCAAGCAGCCCGGCTTCCTGAAGGACCAGCTGCGCAAAGTGTTGGAAGAGGGACCTAAACAGTCCGCCACACTGCGCGAGATGACCGACGAAGACCAGCGCGACATGGCCCGCTTGACCTACGAGATGTGGACCTATTGGGGCGAAGTGGACCACGACGACCTTGAGTCTGCGGGGGTATCCGTGGGTGAGAAGGACGAGCTGCGCAGCATCAGCGCGTGTGTCGTCATGATCAACAACACAGTGGTCAAGGCGTTTATGAACCCGCTGGAAGGCGGCGACATACCCTACGACTTCTATGTCTGGGAAAAGGTTGCGGGCTCAATGTGGGGCTACGGCATCCCGTACCTCATGCGTTCACAGCAGAAGGTCTTGAACGCGGCGTGGCGCCAGATGATGGACAACGCCGGCGTGTCCAGCGGTCCACAGATCGTCATCAAGCCCGGGGCCATCCAGCCAGCGGACAAACAGTGGCAGCTATCTGCCCGCAAGATCTGGTATGCGACCGACGACATCGACGACGTGCGCAAGGCGTTCTCGACCTTTGAATTCAATTCACACCAAGCCGAGCTGGCAGGCATCATTAAGATGGCCACCGAGCTGGCAGACGCTGAGACCGGCGTGCCTACTATCATGCAAGGCGAGAAGGGAGCAGCGCCAGACACTGTCGGTGGCATGCAAATGTTGATGAACAGCGCCAACGTGGTTTTGCGCAGGCTCGTCAAACAGTTTGATGACATGGTCACCAAGCCCCACATTCGCCGTTACTACGACTACAACATGATGTACAACGACGACGAAGAGATCAAAGGCGACTTCACAATCGACGCCCGTGGCTCAAGCGCCTTGGTGGTCCGTGACATCCAGAACCAATCGTTCTTGAACTTGCTTGCAGCCGGAGCTAACCCGGTCTACGGCATGT